AAGGCGGAGCTGTGCGAGGCCATGGGCGGGCTGTTTGTGAAGCCCTACAACGACGGCAAAAAAATTGTGATAGACTTTGTGCCCGCCGCCTCCTTTTACCCTATTTCCTGGGACAACCGGCGGTTTACCCAGGGGGTGTTTATCTCGGAGTACACCGAAAACGACCGGGTGTATACCCGGCTGGAGGCGCATCTCTTTGGCGGGGAAGGGGACGGCGGGATTGTGGTGGAGAACCGATTGTTTGTGCGGGGCCGGGGACAGGCCGGGACACTGGGGACCGAGCTTGCATTGTCGAGGCTCCGGCAGACGGAAAACCTGGTGCCTGTGGCGAGGTTTGACCGGGAGGAGCCGCTGTTTGTCCACGTGTTCCCCAACAAGGCCAACAATTTGGACATGGGGCTGCCGGTGCATATCTCCCGCTTTGCCAACGCCCTGCCGACACTGCGGGCCATTGACGAGGCATATGGGGAGTGGCAGCTGGACCGCAAGCGCTCCCGCAAGAAAATTGCGGCCCCGGCCATGTGGTTCCGCAAGCGGCTGGATGAGGAGGGAAACCCGGTTGTCCGGTATGACGAGGACACGGACATTTACCAGATGGTGGATTACCATCCCCAGGAGAACCAGACCCCCCTTGTATTTGCGCCCAGCTACGAGATAGAGAAGTGGGTGCGGGACATCGACGCGGGCTTGGCGCTGTTGTGCCTGCAAACGGGACTTTCCACCGGCTCCATCACCTTTGACGCGGCCACCGGCAGGACTTCGGCTGCACGCAAGACAGCACAGGAGGTGCGCAGCGAGGACAGCGAGACCTTTAAGACCGTGGCCGCCAACCAGGATATTTTAAAGCGCGGCATCAAGGAGCTCCTCCGCAGCATCCTGTACCTGGCGCAGCACCCGGACTTTGCGCTGCTCCCGCCGGGTGATCACGAGATATCGGTGGACTTTGACGACAGCATCACCCCCGACAGGGAAACCTACATCACCGAGGGACGCGGCCTTGTGGGGGATGGGCTGCTGAGCAAATACACCTTTCTCACCCAGTATTACCAGATGACCCCGCAGCAGGCTGACGACGAGCTTTTGCGCATCAGCCGGGAGGAGGGCATGCCCGACGGGGCGTTAAACGCGGAAGTTGCGGAAGCTGACGAGCAGAAACGGAGGAAATGATGATGAACAGGAGACCTATGAAGCTCAGCTTGCAACACCTTGCGGAGGGCGACGCCGTCCCCGCCGCTTTGGTGGAGCCACAGGCCGCGCCTGCACAGGCGGCGGAGGTGAATATCGCGCAGGTGACCAAGCAGGCCGCCGCCAAGGCGGCGGAGGCGGCGGATAAGAAGATGCAGTCGGTGTTTCGCTCCATGCTGGAGCAGCAGGGGCTGGACGCCGACATGGTGAACAAGCTGGCCCGGGAGTGGAAGCCGAAAACCGCGGGACAGGCGGTTCGGGAAAGGGATGACGCCATCGCCTTGCTGCAAATGGAGAACCAGGGCTATCAGCGGCAGATAACAGCCATTGCCAAGGGGATTCCGGCGGACCGGGCGCCCAAGTATGTGCGGCTTGCCGAGAGCTATCTGGAGGAGGGCGCGGACTTTGACGAGGCCCTTGACGCCGCCATGGCGGATTTTCCGGCGGATTTTCCGGCGGCGGAGAGGATGCCCAGCTTTGCGGCAAAAACACAGGGCGCAGGCGGGGAGAAGGGATATGCCCAGCGCCACGCCGACGCGCTGAAGGACGGGGATACCAGGGAGGCTGTTGCCATTAAGCAGGAAGCATATGCAAGGGGGATTATTATTTAGAGATAAATTTCTTTGATTGAGTGCGTATTATAGTGAATCAACTTTAAAAATGGGAAAAAAAAGAGGAAAAGTTGATTCCCAGCCGGTAAACCAACTTCAAAATGATCGCATTTTGAAGTTGGTTTACTATACCAGGCCGCGCGGTCCGCTTTTTTGGGTGGGCTGTGCGGCCGCGACATATGGAGGATGATACATATATGCCACAAGTAAATGAAACAGGCACGATTTGGAACCTGCCCAACTATTCGGGGGAGCTGTTCACCGCGAATCCGGTGCGCACCCCGCTGCTGTCGATGATTGGGGGATTGACCGGCGGGATGCTGTCGGATAATTTTGAATTCCCCACCGGGCAGCTGTACGATTACCCGGAGCCGGTGCAGCCGGAGATCTCCGAGGCGTCTTCCCTTACGGCGCCGGCGCCCACCCACATTGCGCGGACACAGGAAAAAAACGTGGTGCAGATATTCCACGAATCCATCGACATGTCCTATGTGAAGCAGAGCAACGCGGGGCGCGTAAGCGGGATTTCCACGGCGGGGCGGTCCGCCGACCCCGCCGACGACAAGGCGTGGCAGATTGCCACCAAGCTGAAAAAGATGGCGCGGGACGTGGAATACACCTTTATCAACGGGAAATATCAGCTCTCCACCGGCCCCAGCGTGGCAAATAAAACCAGGGGCGTTCTGGAGCTGTGCGCCACCGCCAACACGTTGGACGCCGCCGGAGCCGCGCTGAGCAAGGATCTGCTGGACGAGGTCTACCGGCATATGGCGGACAACGGCGCGCTCTTTGACAACATGGTTATGCTGGCGCCCTCCTATCAAAAGCAGGCCATCTCCAATATCTACGCGGGCCAGCCCGGCGCAAACCTCCCCGCCACCCGCAATGTGGGGGGCGTGAGCTTTGACGCCATTTTGAACGACTTTTTCTCCTTTGGGGTGCTGTGGGACTGGGCCATGCCCGCCGACACCATCGCCATTGTGGACGTGGTGCACCTGGCGCCGGTATTTCAGCCGGTTCCCGGCAGGGGCGCGTTGTTTGTGGAGCCGTTGGCCAAAACCGGCGCGTCGGACAAGGAACAGGTATTCGGACAGATTGGTTTGGATCACGGCCCCGCGTTTTTGCACGCCACCATCACGGGTCTTGCCACCGCATAGAACATTTAAGATGCTGCCATTGAGGGGGGATTTGTATTCTGTTTCAAGGACACGGCGCTGTCTGGGACAAGGATCTTGGCGGGATCCTTGTCCGTTTTGTGGACGGATTCTGTGAGGCGGACGACGCCACCGCAAAAAAGCTCCTGCGCCTGGGCTACAAGCCGGTGGGGGAAAGCGCCGGCGGCAAAGTCGGAAAAGCGCGTGGGAAAACGCAAAAGGGGGCGCAATAATGCCCTATATTGATTATAGCTACTATGTGGAGCGGACCGGGGACGACCAAACGCCCCGGGAGGACATTGAATGCCTGCTGGGGCCCGCTTCGGATATAATCGACGAGATTGCACTGTACCGGATTGGGGATTCCCTGGAGGGCTATAACGCGCCCACACAGGAGGTCATCCGCAAGGCGTGTGCCGCCCAGGTACAGTATTTGAACGACAACGGCGGCCGGAACGCCGTCATCAACGGCGTTCCCAAGTACAGCGGCTCGGTGACCATCGGCTCCTTCAGGTACGGCGACGGGCGGCTCACCGACACCGAGCGGACGGGTCTCACCGACAACCGGTTCAGCCGGTGGGCGGTGAAGCTGCTGCATCCCACCGGGCTGCTCTACACGGGGGTGTCCCGGGCGCGGGATGAGCGGGAGTAATTATTTTGCAAGGGAGGAGTTTCCTTGTCCAGACTCAAACAAATCGAGCGAAAACTGCTGCCCCACAGCGCGACGCTCCTCCGGCGGGAGGGGGGCGCGTGGGAGGATGGGGCGGAAAACGCAAAAAACCTGCAATATGTCCGGGTTGACGGAAACGACCGGCTCACCTACAGCGTGGACGGCGTCAGCCGCCTGTGCGAAAGGGTGCTGTATTTCGACTGTGTGAACAGCCGGCCCACCGGCACCGGGTTCCGGCTGGGGGACGTCATTGTGTACACCGAGGCCGGAGTGGAGAGGGAATACACGGTGAAATCTGTTTTTGCCGCGCCCACCGACCAAATCAACCCGGCTGTCCATCACTGGGAACTGGGGCTGGCATGAGGCTGAATTTTTCCGCCGGGCGCATTGCCGCCGGGATAAAGAAGCGAAACGGCCGGAGCCTGGGTGAGCTCGCCCGGACCGTTTTGGAGGACAGCAACCAGTATATTCCCCGGGACAGCGACCGGCTTTTGCAATCCGGCAGCGCCGAGGTCCGGTGGGAGGGGCGCGCCACGGTGGGGTGGTACACCCCCTACGCCCACTACCAGTATGTGGGCAGGGTTATGGCGGGAGGGGAGCATTCCGGGCGGGTGGAGGCCAAAGGATACACCGGCAGGGAGGTGCGATACAGCACCGACAAAAACCCCCACGCGCAAAAGCAGGGGTTTGAGGCCGCCAAGGCGGCAAAGCGGGGGTGGTTGCGGGAG